TTGTTGGCGGCGGCTGGAGCTACAAGTACCGTCGCCGGCTTCGCAGGCTGCGCCCGGACGAGGTCGACCCGATAGCCGAAGCCGCGGCCGCGCGCCAGCGGATAGTAGACATGCTGTATCCGCCGGAACAACCAGAAGTCCCGCCCACGGCGCCTGTCCATTCTCCGTCCATTATTGAGCCTCGTCCACTAATAATGGACAAGCCAGAAACGCTGGCTGCGCCAAGGATTCCAGAGGTTGATGAGCACGCCGTACCGTACTTGGTGGCCAAGTTGGACGACTGGCGGCGCTCGAAGGCCATCGAGGCAGAGAAGGCGAGGCGCAGGGCCGCCGAGAAGGCGCGCCTGGACGGCATCGCCGAAGCGAAGCGCCTGGTAGACGCAGCAAGCCTGGCCGATATCACGCGCGAGACCGCAGAGGAAGCGCAGCTGAACGAGATGGCCAGGCAGGTCGCCGACGAGGTGATTCGCAGGGCGCAACGCAAGGCAGCGGACGAGAAGCTGATCGAGGCGGCCGGCCTCTACTACTACGGTGGCGGCAGCGACATGCCGAGCAACGTCGAGGTGATGGAGAAGGCCCGCATCAACAAGAGACGGCGCGAGGAAGACGCGCTGATTGAAGCAGCCGCCAACTGGTACTACAGGGAGGCGGCATAGGAGGGGGAGAATGGCGGACAACATTCCGCGCGACCCGGTGGTAAATCCCGCCGAGGCGCAGGACAACGAGCAGGAAACCAACAGCCAGCTGCGGCAGCAGATTGGCTTTGGTATGGACATGGCGGAATTCATGCGCACCGACGTCGGGACGTACCTGACCAAGCGCGCCAACGCCGAGATCAAGGAAATGCACCGGGCCATGGAGGACGTGGACCCGGCAGACGCCAACGAGGTGCGCCGTCTCCAGATGGAGATCAAGCTGCGCCGCGTGTGGGCGGACTGGATAAGAATCGCAATCGACGAGGGAATCGCTGCCCAGCAGCAGGCCGTCGAGCGAGGTGTGCTGTAGTCAAACCTGTAGTACTGAAATGGAGGCTGTAATGCCAAAAGGAGCTACCCCAGATTCACGGGGCGTTCATCCAGACGAGAAGCAACGCGATGACGCCGAAGCCAAGATGCACGCAGCGCCAATCAAGAGCGTAAACGAGCTACCGGAAGATCATCCGATGCGGAGACGTTCGGAACTGATGGAATTCATCGGGGAACAGAATCTACGGAACGAGGGCATAGACCCCGAGACGAAGACAACAATCGACCCAGACGCAGACCCGGACGCAGCAGCGGCCGAGGCCGAGCGCGCCCGACTTGCCAGCGAAGCCGCTGCCAAGGACGCGGAGGAAAAGGCTAAAGCAGCCGCCGCCGGAGAGGTCGACTCGCAGACGAAGGACAAGACGGACCAGACGTCCGAGGTCGTGTTCGACGCAACCACCCTGGCCAACGCCAAGGTGAAGGTCGTGATCGACGGCAAGGAAGAGCTGGTGCCGGCGACCAAGGTTCTTGCGCAGTATCAGAAGGGCGGCGCCGCGGATGTCAAGCTGGCGAACGCCTCGAAGATCGAGCGCGAGGCCAAGGCCGCAGCAGAAAAGATCGTTGCAGAAGCGAAGGAGGCCGCAAGGACTGCTACCACCGGCACGCAAGTGGCCGCGGCGCAGGCAAAGGCCGAAAGCGCGCAGGAAGCAATCGCGAAGTTCAAGGAAGCGTCCGACGCCCTGATGGTTGGGGAATCGGATAGGGCCGCCGCGCTATTCGGCGAAGCGGTCGCGATTGCCCAGGCATCACCCACCGAACGACGGACAGACAGTCCCATCGCACTCGATGACGTGGTGACGAAGGCAACCGCAAGAGTTAAGCAACAGCTTGATCGAGAAGGTGCATTGAAGCAGTTGTTTGATGACTACCCGGAGATCAAGGAGAAACGCGCATTCGCGCTGATGGCCGACGAGTACGTTGCTGCCTTCATGGAGCAAGGGAAGTCGGAGGCAGAAGCCATCGCCAAAGCTGGCGAGACCCTCGGCGAAGAATACAACCTCGGCAAGTTCAAGGTTGCGGCGCCAGCTCCTAATCCCGGCCGTCAGATAAACAGCGACGCGCCTACCACCCGAAGAGATAAGCTCGCTGCCAAGGAATCGCTCGACAACGTAACGTCGGGCAACGCTCGCACAGTTGGAAGAGACGAAGAGCCGTACTCACCGCAAAGTGTTATCGCGGAGATGCAACGGCAACGCGACCCGTCCATCACGCGCGCGTCCAGATAACCTAAGCAAGCACGAGAAAGGGACAGCCTAATGGCCGGTCAACTTTGGTCTACAAGCTCCCTTGGTGGATACCTCTTCAGCCCACCGCTGTCGAAGGTGCTGCGTTTCGCTGTTCAGCCGTTGGTGAAGTTCCGCCAATTCGCTGACATCAAGGACGCGGCGACACAAGGGAAACAACGCGGGGACGTGATGCACTGGAACGTGTTCACGGACGTAGTTACCGCGGGTACGACGGTCTTGGAAACGAACACCGTTCCCCAGACCAACTTCACCATCACGCAAGGGACGATGACCATCACGGAATTCGCCAACAGCGTGCCGTACACAGGTAAGTTGGACGACCTGTCGGAGCAGCCGGTGAAGGAAATCATCAGCAAGGTGCTGAAGAACGACGCCAAGAAGGCGTTCGACACGGCAGCGCGCAACCAATTCGATGCTACCCCGCTGTACTTCGTGGGCACGGCGTCGGGTGCGGGCGTGCTGACGACCAACGGCACCGCAACCGCAACGAACAGCTCGATCCTGTACGCGTCCAGCGTGAAGGTCATCAACGACACGATGAAGGAGCGCAACATTCCTCCGTACATCGGCGATGACTACATCTGCATCGCGCACCCGAGCACCCTGCGTGGTCTCAAGAACGACCTCGAAGCGATCTACCGCTACGTGGAACCGGGCTTCCAGATGATCATCAACGGGGAAATCGGCAGGTACGAGAACACGCGTTTCGTCGAGCAGACGAACATCGCCAAGGAAGGCGCGCATTGGACAACCAATACGCTGTCGAACTGGGCGTACTTCTTCGGGCAAGACACGGTGGCGGAAGGTATCGCCGTACCGGAAGAAATGCGTGGCGCCATCCCGACGGACTTCGGACGTTCGCGTGGGATTGCCTGGTACTACCTCGGTGGCTTCGGGATCACACACCCGTACACCGCGTCGGATACCAGCTCCCTGAACGCCCGTATCGTCAAGTGGGCCTCGGCGTAAGCGAGTAGCACGACAGGAGGGCCGGCTTAAATGCCGGCCCTTTTTCAACGCTTCACCCCCACACCACAGAGGGACAACATGGCGAAATATGATGACGCCGAGTTCCAGCTGAACAGGGAGTACTCGGCACCGGCCCCAGCGGCTGGCAACGCCGGCACGACCAAGTTCGCGCTGTATTCGGCTGCAATTCTCAAGAAGGCGGTGGCCGTAGTCAAGACCGCCGGCACGAGTTCGTCCTCGGGTTCGTATTTGCAGGTGCTCGTCGGCACGGTTACCGCCGGCACGCTCCTGACCGGTTCGGCTACCGCCGGCACGGTCATCTCGGCCGACCTGGGTTCGACTCCGGTCCCGGCTCTGACGCCGATCCAAATCCTGCAAGGCACGGACGCCACCGGGGTCGTTTACTCGGTCGACATCCAGTACACCGAGCAAGTCTCGTAAGGGAGAGACAGATGCCCATCGACGTCGAAAAGGAATTGCTGGATAGGTCGAGCATCGACCTCAACACGTCTCCCAACCTACCGGAGTGTCCTCCGGCGGAGGGGATGTCGCCCGACACGCTGTCGGCAGCGACGAAGGCGGCACTGACGACCGGCTTCCAAACCGATGTCGTCAAGGACACGTACAAGGCAGACGGCACGCCGCACACGCTCGAATTCGAGCAGAGCGGTGGGGCCGACCCGGCCGACCACCAAGGGGGCGACCCCACCACAGGCTTCTTGGGGCGAACATCGCTCCTGAGCGAGCGATAGGAGCACACGATGCAAAACGTAGACATGGACAGAAACGACAAGGAAGGCCCTGTCCGCGGTCCGAAGGATGACCACGCCTCCAAGGGCTACCCGGTTATCCCGCCCAACAACGGCGACCTGTGGAAGGGGCCGCAGGTAAGCCGGCGCGTTGGGGAATTCACGTTCCTCGAAGGCGAGGTGCGTGGCGACCCAAAAGGGTTCGACTTCAAGGACGTCGGCGAGCGCGAGGGATTCAGCGTAGGCGCGCCGGTGTGGCTTGAAGGACGTAGTGTCGACCGCGACGCAGTGAATCGCGTCGGCGGATTCGGTGGCGAGACCGCCTCCGATCCGATGTTCGACAAGTTCAAGCACGAGGAAAACTCGATGTCCGACATCGACGCGAATCGCGGCTCAGGCAGCGAGGCGGCGGAATCGGTTTCGAGCGGCAGCCTCCCGAGCGACGACAGCGGTACGCACTCCGATCCGATGGGCGAAAGGCTGCCCGCGGAGCAGGAGAAGAAGCTCGGCGGCAACCCGAACCACCTCGACGTTGCGTAACGCATTGCGCATTAGGGGGCTTCGGCCCTCTAATGTTGCATATATTTAACATTGGAGGAAGGAATGGCATTCGACAAAAGCAAACCGTTCGGCCGCGCCATCGGTGGCGCGTTCGACGGCCTGTTTGTGCAGGACGACAAGCACTATGCTGCCGACGGCACGCTGATGGTGCTCGGCATCGATGGCCACGCCACGGCGGCGCAGGAGCCGCCCAAGGTGAAGCCGGCATCCGGCGGAACCAAGGTGGTCAAGAAGTCGGAAGTCGAAGCGCAGACGGAGGAGTAATGCTCAGAGCCGGAGGGGGACCTGAGCTGCTTCGCAATACGAAGTACGCCATCGTACGCTTCACCCGCGGCAAGGGCCTGGACATCGGCATCGGGCCGTGGAAGGCATTCCCGCACTTCATCGGGGTGCGCGAGAAGGGAGACGCGGAGATGCCGCCCAAGATGGAGGCCGACTTCACCGTCGACTCCTTCAGCGACATCTCCGGCGTCATCGAGGGCGAGCCGCTCGACTTCATCTTCAACTGGTCCGGCCGCGCTATCATGGCGCAGTGCGTCAGGCTGCTGAAGGTGGGCGGCTTCTACATCACGGCGGACGAGGACTTCAAGGTTATCGTGCGCCGCAAGGTGGACGACGAGACCATCGAGGCGGTGGATCAGCGGGCCAACACCATCGATGGAAGGAAGACGGTGTGCGTCACGCGCTACGGCGCGATAGGCGACATGCTGCAGACCGCTTCCCTGCTGCCCGAGTTGCGGAGGCAGGGCTACTTTGTGGTGGTGAACAGCCACCCCGACGGCGAGGTGATCCTGAAAGAGGACCCTAACGTCGACACGTTTTGGGTGCAGGACAGAGACCAAGTCCCGAATGGGGAGCTGGTTGCGTACTGGAAGTGGCTGGTGAAGCAATTCGACCGCCACATCAACCTCTGCGAGAGCGTGGAGGGCACCCTCCTTACATACCCGGACCGGTCGAATTACCGGTGGCCCCAGGCGGTGCGGCACAAGTACTGCAACCGCAACTACCTCGAATTCATGGCCGAGCTGGGCGAGCTGCCGTTTCACCCTGAGCATCACTTCTACCCCAGCGCAGCTGAGCAGAAGTGGGCGGACGACTTCATGGCCCGCATCTCCAAGGACATGAACAAGGACACGCCGCCGATGGGGCGGGGCAAGACCCCGTTCGTTGTGCTGTGGGCGCTGTCCGGGTCTTCGGTGCACAAGTTCTGGCCGCACCAGGACGCCATCGTGGCGCGCATGATGCTGGAGATACCCAACATCCACGTCATCTTCACCGGCGACGAGGCGTGCCAGATTCTGGAGCAGGGGTGGGAGAACGAGCCGCGCATCAGCTGCCTGTCAGGTCGCGTAGACCTGCGCAGGGCGCTGACGCTGGCGAAGATGTCTCAGCTGGTGATCGGGCCGGAGACCGGCACACTGAACGCGGTGGCGTTCGAGAGCATGGCGAAGATCGTGATGCTCAGCCACTCGTCGCACGAGAACCTGACCAGGGACTGGGTCAACACCGAGGCGCTGCACAGCCACATCACGCCGTGCTACCCATGCCATCGGATGCACGTCACGCACGAGTTTTGCCCGCAGGATGAGGAAACCGGAGCGGCCATGTGCCAAGTTGAGTTGCTTCCCGCCGACGTGTGGGACGCCGTTCAGCGCGCGTACGTAGGCTGGGGGACCGTAAGGAGCCTCCTTGGAAAAACTCAAGCACCTGATTTACCTGCTGTACAACTGGAGCTTCCTAAATGACCTGTTGCGCTCAAGACAACGTAGGCGGCAGCACTAGCTGCAACGTGGCTGGCTGCCCGCACTGCAATAGGTGCCCGGGCTGCGGTAGGCCGTACCCATTCGTGCCCGCGCCGCCACAGTCATGGACTCCATGGTGGGAATGGCGCCCCGCGCCATTCGTGCCGTACACGCCACCGCACTGGCCGGTCACGATATGCGGTAACGAGACGCCACTGTAATGGCCGGCCTTCACCTAGACGACCTCGTTACCCTATTCAGGGAAGAGGCGGACGACAAGAACGCCCCGTACCTGTGGAGCGACTACCTCGCGAAGACGTGGGCCAACGAGGCCCAGATCGAGGCAGCTAGGCGCGGTCGTCTGCTCAAGGACTCGACCACCGCGGCCATCGTGCAGTACGCGCTCGCCCAGAACGCGCAGTACATCACGCTCGATCCGCGCGTGATCTTCGTACGCCAATGCTTCCTGGCCTCGAAGACGCTGCCGCTGGTGCGGCGCCATCGCAAGGACCTCGACCGCATGTTCCCTGCATGGGACTACGGCGGGCGCGCTGGCGCAGACATCATGCACTTCTGCCCAGACAGGGACACGGGGAAGCTGTGGTTCGACGCGCCGTCCCCGGCCGCCGACACGGTGAATCTGAGCGTGGTGCGCATCCCGCTGAACGACATGGTGAGCCAGGTCACCATCCTCACCACGACCGGCTCGACCACCAACACGAGCACGGCCACCGCATCGGTGGACCCGGAGATCAACCCGCGCTACCACATCAAGCTGGTGCACTGGATGGTGCATCGCGCGTACCAGAAGCAGGACGCAGAGACCAACGATCCAGAGAAGTCAGCCCACGCCCTGGCCGAGTTCGAGAAGGAGTTCGGGCCGCCGCTGTCGGCGCAGAACGAGATGTATGCGGAGGAAAACTACGGGTACGATGAATACGACGGCGACTACTGATGCCGGCGCCACCGAAGAAACCCATCGCGGCGGTTAACACCGAGCAGGAGGACGACAACCGCGTATCGGAATTCCGCGGCCTGAACAACGTGGTCGACCCGCTGAAGCTCACGCTGGAGTGGGCGCAGCAGTGCGACAACGTGAACATCACGCGCAAGGGCGCGTACGTCCGCGCGCGCGGCTACACGGCCACCGCGTATGCCGCCACGGCCATCACTGGCGGGTACGCCACCAAGGACCTGCAGCGGCTGTATCTCGTGGACAACGGGAGCCTGGTTCAACTGGCCCCAGACATGTCCGTAATGTCAACCTTAGCGACAGGACTGTCAACCACATTGCCTGTTTATTGGGAAGAAATCAACGGCATAGTCTACCTGACGAACGGGGTCGACTACTGGCTGATCACCGGAGAGGGCGCTTTCCCTTGGGGCATTTCCAGCCCATCGGCGCCCGCCGCGACCGTGGGTAGCGCAGGCTCGTTGGTCGCCGGGACCTACCAGATCGTTTGCACCGTGGTAGACCCGAACGGGCTGGAGTCGTCCAACTCAGACGTGGTGGTTGCCACCGTGGGCAGCCCGAGCCAGTACCAGGGGTCCGGCACGGGCAGCATCCTGATCACCAACATCCCTCAGGTGGCCGGGTTCTCGACGAACGTGTATATCTCCCAGCGTGACGGCGGAACCCTCTTCCTGCTGGTTGCCGGCGCCGGGGACACCATCAACTGCGTCGACACGTCCAACCTCGGACACGAGCTGCCGTTCTGGAACCTGAATCGCCCGCGCGGCATCAAGCCGACCAAGTTCGCCGGCCGCATCTACACCATGGAGTACTACCCGGCACAGGACATCACGGCGCTGTGGCGCAGCCTGCCGATGCACTACCACCACTTCGACCCAGGCGGAGAGGGCATCATCATCCCCGGGCAGGGCATGGAGATGCGTGCCTCGGACGAGACCACCTTCATGGGCAACGAGCGGCTGACGCAGCGGGGCATGGGCGACACGCTCATCATCGGGACGGATCGAGAGATTTTCAGCTGGGATGAAGACCAGCTAGTGAAGCTGGCCAGCTACGGCGTCGTGCCTGGCTACCACATGGTCAACTTCAAGAACAAGGTGTACTTCTGGACGAAGCGTGGTCTCTGTCGCGCGCTCCCGTTCGAGAACATGACAGAGGGCACGGTAAGCGTTCCGCCGGGCCTTAGCGCCGGAGCAGCGGTGATAGAGGAAGACGGAACGCGTCGGTACGTGGTTGCGCTCCAACGGGGTGGCACTGCGTATAACCCTTACGTAGGTTACTAGGAGAGAAACATGACAGTCTCACTCAGTACGGGGTTGCGCAACGGCATGTTGAACGCAACCGGCTTCACGACTGCATTCACCAACGGCGTGCTCTACATCTACAGCGGCCCACAACCGCTGAACGCCGACCAGGCGGTGCAGGGCACGCTACTCGGCATCGTCACCAAGTCTGCCGGCTCGTTCTCGTTCGGCACCTCGACCAACGGCCTGAACTTCGGAACACCGGCGTCCGGCGTCGTGGCGAAGGACTCGAATGCGTGGCAGATGGTCGCCATCGCATCCGGCACGGCCGGGTGGTTCCGCCTGATGGGCAACGCCACGGACAGCCTCGGCTCGTCCACCACGCTGCCTCGCATGGATGGATCCATCGCTACGGCTGGCGGCGACCTGAACATGTCGACCGTGAACATCGTGGCGAGCGCGCCGACCACCATCGACGTGTTTCAGTTCACCCTGCCTGCGTCCTAATCCGCTAGGCATTATTCAACGTAACGCCTAACAAAAGAGGCAGCTATGGCTGAAAAGATGAGTACATCGCTGTGCAACTACATGCTCGGGACCGGCTCTCTCAAGGGCGCGTTCACGAACATGGAGCTGCGCCTTTACGCAGGCAGCGTGCCGGCTACGGCCGACGCTGCGGCGGGCAGCACCGCAGTCGTGGTCGTGAAGAACGGCGGCTCGTACGCCACGTTCGGCACGGCATCTGGCGGCGTCATCGGAATCAACTCGACCGAGACATGGACCGGCACCGCGGGGTCTTCGACCACGCTGACGTTCTACCGGCTCGTGGCACACGCGGACGACGACCTGACGGACGTCGGCACCTACACGCGCAACCGCGTGCAGGGCACCATCGGCGTGGGCGGATCGGACATGAACGTGGGCACGGCGGCCGTCACCAGCGGCGCGGCGTTCACGGTCAACACCTTCACTCAGGCCATCGTCCCGAGTTAATAGGTGCTGGTTCACAAGCTGTTGCGTGGACCATCCGCCGGAATGCTGTTGCCCTTCGCGCTGGCTCGGCTACGCGCGATGGAGCTGCTGGGCATCACCAACTGCACCCAGCAGTACGAGCTGCGCGGATACCAGATTCGGGTAACGCGCGGACCTGACCCGGACTACGCGGCCATCAGCATCGTCCAGGGCGGCGCGGTCTACTTCGAGTTCTTCGCCAGCGGCAAGCCGGTGTACTCTGAGTACATCGACGACCCGATCTCTGGCGTGGTGCAGGCGTACAAGGGGGCCACCGTAGGCGTCGATGTGGGCGTCACGGTGGGAGGCGTGGTCAGCGCGTCGCCGCAGATTCTCAAGGGCAAGCGTTTCGTGGATACCTCGCAGGCGTCTGCCATCGGCCAGGCCATGCAGGTGAACATGGCGAACGAGCCAAACGCCTGCGTCACCACG